CGAGTAACCTTAGAATCCTTCTCAACAGTGATAGCTGTTTATTGAAATCTTCATAATCCATACTTATCTTACTCCTATGTGCTTTGTAACCCTCGAGTAGACCATTACGGAAATTAGACTCTTTGCTCTCATGAGTATCGAATGTAATTACTACATGGCTTGGTTTAAACCGAGTTAAGTATGAACCGAGGATTCTTAAGAACCCATACACCAACCCGGTACCAGCTCCATTGTTGGCTTTAAGATTCTTAAACTTATGGTATGAACGGTGAGCAAGATTACTCCCGTCCACTACCATAAGCATCCTCGGTTTTCTACCCCTCGTCCGGGATGTATTCGTCTTCTTCTGCATCTTCAGATTCTATTTGAGATTCATAGTCTAAGTCTGCATCAACAGGGAACATGTTTCGTGTAATCTTCTTGAGCTTTCGCTTAGTGGTTCCTATGGTATTTATTCCGGCAGCCTTTAACAGCTTTTTCCTTAACTCACCATCTTCCTCTATTAACCTATGGAAAGCCTCTTCTCCTCGACACAGTTTCTTTCCTTCGAACATATATGTTCCACCACCGAGCTTCTCTATTACTCCAGCATCCTCTAAAGACTCTTCTAACCAGAAGTATCTGTCAAAGCCAACTTCGTGATACTTTGGGTTAAAATATATAGGAGCTTTGGATATAGTTTCCCGAGGAGGAGATACCTTATTCTTTTTCATCTGAACAGTTACATATTTACCTGCTCGTCTTTCCTTACCCTTATACTTAATCTTGAGAGTTTTACCTGAGTAGAATGCTAATCGTATTGAAGCATAAAACTTGAGTGCTGCACCACCAGGAGTTGTACTGGTATCTTGACCAAAACCTGCGCCCAGTTTACTGCGCAACTGATTGATACATACCATGGTTACTCCGAGTCGATAGAACAATTCGTTCCTTATTCGGAACATCTTGTAGATTTGCTTTGCCCGGTTTCCCATCTCGGCCTTGCTATCCGCCATCTTTGCATCAATGGCTTCTATTGAATCCAGGGCTGCTATTGAGTCTATCACAACTATGATAGGCTCATTACTGGTTAACTTAGACCTCCAATATATTGCTAAGTCTGCTATAGCATCCGATATGGTTTCTATCCTGGTGTCATTTAATACTGTTACTCGTTCAGGGTCTAGACCATTTTCCTCTGCCCAGGAGTTCATCCATGCCTGTTCAGCATCTACCCAAATCACATGACCTCCTAATTGCTGAGTTGCATAAGCAAAGTTATAGGCTATAAGAGATTTACCTGAAGACTCCTCGCCCATAATCTCTATAATCTTACCAAATGGTACACCCCCACCCATCTGATAATTGAGAGCAAAGAATGTGGATGGAATCCATAATCCGTGATGATTTATGGTACTGGCCTTTAATTGGAGAGATGACCCATATTTCTTGAGTATCTCATTTTGTGTGGGTATCTTAAACTTCTTACCTCCGGATTTACCAGTGGCTTTGGTTTTCCTTGCCATACTTGATTATTTATTAAAGATGAAAAAGTGGGATATAAAACTATACCCCACTCCTACTTTAGGTATATATCTAGAGATTTTAGATATCGCCCTTATATTTCTTCTTTTTATTGGCTAAACCCTTTCTTTTATTGCCCGATTTTTTCTTTGGCATATCATCTTCATCGTCTTCATCCCCCTCGTTAAGGAATGAAGCCAACTTCTCTTCGAGTTCTTCGTAAGGAAGGATATTTGCCCGTATTGCTTTCTCCAGGTCTACCTCTCCCCTATACTTCTTGTCCAGCTTGGTCTTCTGGCAAGGTGATACTGAATAACTGGTGTCATTCTTGCCAGTACCGGTACGAGTAATTTTGATATCGTACCCCTCTACTGGGTCGGTCATATCACCCCAGTCCTCTTCATCGAGGTAAAGGTCGATAATATCCTGATATACCGAGCGTGGTACCATCATCGGTTTATCAACCCTATCTGGGTCAATCTCTTTACCCTTAGTATCTTTGTACCCAAGTACCCCTATGAGATACTTTCTCTTTGGTACCAGTTTCGAGGCCAATGCCTTATCATCGGGGTCGTCAGAGTTCTTAAGCTCCTGGAACTTATCCATGAAAGGACATGGCTCATCGAAAGTTGCCGGAGATATGATACCTCCCTCCTTTGGTCCAAGGTAGAATTGAATAATCTCTATTCCCAATTCCTCGTCTGCACCACGAGATTTGATACGTACTCTGGTAGTTCCTTCTTTCGGGTAGATTATTCCACCACCTCCACTACGCTTTTCCAGGTCCTTCTTCCTGGCAAGCATCTTTTCTCGGGTAGTCATTACACTGCCCTTTTTCTTGGTTGTTTTTTCCTTTTTCATGGCTTTATTTATTGGTTTCGATATAAAGTATCTCGTTCAGAGATAATATAGTTGTTACTTGATTGGGAAGGTCTACTACATCTAGTTCTTTACCAGCATACAGACCGTATGTAACTACTGCTCCAACCTGAAGACCGGGATATTCTTCACATTGTTCATCGGTGACTGGTCCTACCTGAATTACTACTCCCTTGCGAGGTACTGTATCTTTATCATGTTCCTGAGGGATATAGAGTCCTCCTTTAGTTTTGGTATCTGCAGTTACTACTGGGGATACAATAAGTACTCGACTTCCTGTGGGAGTTCCTAAACCGTTCAGTTTATCATTCAACTCCCTTGCTTCTTTGACCGAAATAAGGTCTAACTCAATTCTTGACATAGTTACTGTTGTTTACGTAAGTTTGCTGATACAGTTCTTAATATATTCTCTCTTGATTCATAAGCTTTACATATACTTATCATCTTACTCGCATTGTACTCAGCCTTCATATATCTTTTCAATGCTCCTTGATAAGCTTGGTTGTTCTCTGCTTTGTGTGCTGCAGCATCATTATTGATATTACCCGATTCTTTGTAGTAAAGCCATGCCTTGCTATAAGCCTGATTTTTTGCCTTTTCAAGTTTATCCCTTTTATATATAAGCCTATCCCTTACCATTACCAATAGAGCATAATTAGATGGACTTCTACGTAAAGACTGATTGACCAGGTTCTCATCAATCATGAGTTCCTGGTCTAAATCAATCTCATAGGTTTTCCCTTGAAAGAGAATCTTTAGTGTGTTTTTCTTAATCTGGGATAGACGTACTATCTTTTGCCTTTTTTCCATACCTGTCTGGTATTATACCATGTGACCTAAGTACATCATAGAATACTCCAGTGGATATGTTATATTCTTTAAGTATGTACTTTCTCAATACTCCGTTTTTATACTTCTTAACTATACCACTTTCATCTACTGACTTCTTACGATACTTACCAACAAAATAGAATCTATTGTCGGATATACATTGTCTCATATTATCTTCTCTTGTGCCCCAATATAGATTATCTACATTATTATTCAAAGGATTATTATCTTTATGACAAACTTGAGGCTTATTATCAGGATTTGGTATGTATACAGTAGCTACTAACCTATGTCTATAGAATTTAACCTTATTACCATTATCATTGGTTAGTAAATTATGTACATACCCATTTGACCTTATTACAGGTTTTACCACTTTCCAGGTACCACTAAATATGGAATATAACTCTCCATCTTTAGATATATGATATTTACTACATCCTGGTACATTAGGTATAAATCTATCCATGTACTTTATAAAACTTTTGTTCAAACTCTTTTATCTCTTTTTTATAGAGTTTTGGATATTCACTAATGTCTATGTTTTTATACTTACGGTGTTCTTCTAAGTATTCATCAGTATTGAAATCTGGTTCAAACATCTTATTGTAATCATACCCAGGTATAAATGGTAACTCTTCTGCCATTGACCTACCTATAGTTATATCCATCGACATACTCACGTCGTTTATCTCGAATCCAAAGTATTTTTTAGTATCAGGGTTACGGCAAGTTTCCCAAATATTATATACTACCCACACATTAACATCCTGTGGGTCAGCGAGATAATAAACTGCATCGTGAACGGTGCATGTCTCGGGCATGTAAGGAAGTATACCCTGCCTCATCTTCCAATAATTAAGTATGGATGCAAACAGAGTCATATCTGATGCAGCTGATTGACATGGCATATTAACCGATAATCGTACTGCGTATGCTGCTTCCTGCTCGTTATCCGAATATACCTGGGGTAACCTTCTCTTCCTACCGAACAAAGATTTAATATATCCATGTTTTATCAGTACCTTCTCCTGGTTAATCATGAACTTCTTAATCTTCGGGTGCTCCTGGAAGAACTCATTCAACTGTTGCTGAGCTTCATCTGGTGTTACGATAATACCAGCTTTTGGGTCAGATAGTTTAACTGCAAGCAGTTTCTTCTGAATACCATATATAATACCGAAACATATCTGCTTTGCCTGCTTCCTTCGGTTTTTCCAAAGCTTATAATCGGGATGTTGTTCATCACTGTAAGCTTTGTTTGCTTCCTCATACGATACACCATACTTATTTGCTGCAATAGCAAGGTGAGGGTCCTGTCCCTTGGCAAATGCTTCAAGATAAGTCTCATCCCCTGAAAGATGTGCCATGATTCTTAACTCTGCCTGAGAGTAGTCAAGTGCCATGTATAGTTTCCCTTTGGGAGCTACCAACTGTTTCTTGATATTAGCATCTACCGAAGTTTTGGGTATTTGTTGGAGGTTAGGTTCAGAACTACTTAATCGGCCAGAAGTAGTACCAATAATTTTGAATTGCCCGTGAATTCTATCATCATCCTGAACTTTATCATGCCATCCCTCAATATAGGTTGTATACATTTTCTTTAACCCTCTCAACTCGAGAAGATTATCCAGGAAGATTGCTTTGGGACTTTCAGGGTCTTTAACCGTTAATCGAAGTTCTACCAACGTATCCTCATCGGTACTCGGCTTATCGGTATCACGATTAGTTTTCTTATCCTTGGTATATTTTATGATAGGGAATTTGAACCCCTTTTCGGAATACAACAGTAGAGGTAAATCAATTGTACTTCCCAAGTTTACTTCTCGGGTTAATTCCAATTCTTTTTTAGTGGTGAATACACCTGCTCGGATATTGGATATTTTTTGCTCCCTGCTTGCTATTTTCCGTGCGTCCTTTGGGTTATGATAATCCAAGTCTTCAAGTTCACTTTCAATATATGCAAGGTACTTGCTTATTCTTTCTTGAACAAGCCATCTAGAGAATTTTTTCACTCGTGGAAGATTCAAGCAATTAGAAGTTGCTTGTTCAATCTTTGGCTTGTAAGATTCAAGCAGTTCCTGATTGAATTTCCTATCGAGGTATAATCCGGTTTTTTCAGCATGCTGCAATACCCTAGAAGCTGGCATAATCAAATGCCTAAACAAGGGGTACATGCCAATCTCTATTAGCTTACTTTCAAAGAACATAGCTAACCTAAGAGTATAATCGGTATCCTGACAACCATACTTGCATAATGGTTCCAAGGGTTTCTTATCCCAAGGTATCTTGTCAAACTTCTCTGCCTTCTCGTAATCGCCATGCTCTGGTAGATACCTTCTAACCATTGACTTCAGGTCATTGGGTTTCTCTTCATTTAGAAGATACTTCATAAGCATTCCATCCAGAACAGTACCTCTAACATATATCCCATACAACTCGAATATCTGAAGGTCAAACTTCAGATTCCATCCCACTTTAGTTATATTGGGATTCTCAACCACCTTTCTACCAAAATACTTTAACCAACGTTTCCAATGAGGGTTTTCATATTCGTGGTGACATAATGGAATAGATACACCAGAACCAACTTGAAAGGTTACAGATAAAATTGTGGGTTTGAAGGTTTTATTATAAATACCTTCTGCATTTGTCTCGAAGTCGACGGAAGCTATGCCGGTTTTCAAACAAGCTTTCACAAGCCGCTTGACTTGTGAGAAACTTTTGATTATGTCATATCTTGACTCCATGTTTATTCTTATTATATGCAGTATAGAATAGATTTTTACATGACCCTAAGTCTGATGTATTCTTTACTACTTGAAAGATACCGTTCTTTACTCTTTTTATATACCCTGCTCTACAAAGAAGACAGCATAACCAATATAAATATGCTGTCTTAGCTCCTGTACTTTGTAAGTAAGTATACCTAAATGTCTGACCAACTTCTTTATTTTGTAGAAGTTTTATCAAGTTATATATAATGTCTCCTTTCATAAGAATTATAAAATCATGTACTCGGAGCGGGAATCGAACCCGCACGACCATTACTGGTCACAGGATTTTAAGTCCGGCGTGTCTACCTATTTCACCATCCGAGCTTTTATAAAAAGGGGAGATGAGCGAAGAACAGTAACTCATCTCCTAATGCTATAGCCTTCGACTTTAATTATGGGATTTTGGTATCTCGTACCAGTTTATTGCCCATTGCTAGCTGGAGGTCGTATCTCCTGTTATAACCCAGCTATAGCCCTGTACGGAAGACAGGATTCGAACCTGCGACCCCTTGCTCCCAAAGCAAGTACACTAACCGGACTGTGCTACTTCCGTAAATTAGGTACCAGTCTATATCCCTACCGTCCAGTACCTGGGAATGAATCAGGACTCGTTGTCCACAGCGCAAAGTAAAGATTCATTAGTGGACCCAGAGGGGCTTGAACCCCCGACCTTCGGATTATGAGTCCGCTGCTCTAACCAACTGAGCTATGGGTCCGGTTGAAGGTAACGGCCTTTACTACTAATCTCGGTATGACAGAAAAGAAACTAAGACCAATTACCGTTACCTTCTTTGTTACCTTAATTCGGTCTGGATAGAAGTTTTTAGTTTTACCCAGTCCTTTTTATAACTATGCAAACTATCAATAGTATGATAGAGATAACCAGGTTTGATACCCACTTCTCTAGCTACGTATTCCATTAGTTTCCATGCCAAGTATACATCATTTCCAAAATGAGTTACAAAATCGGATGACCTTTGGTGATAACAAATATTCAGTTGCTTTTCACCCCTTGCGTTCTCCCGGATAAGGAAGTCGTAATACATAGAGCATGGTATACGCATCTTACCATCCAGGTTTTCGGCATCAGAACATTCTACCTGCCCATCTTCACCATAGATATTAAGTATGGCTTTACGGGTATCATTATCATCCTTGAGCAGACCTATGACAGCCTGTAACTTGGTCATTACAATCCCATTATACCTTACTACCTCATTCATTCTCTCCGAATAGGTGTAGTCGAAGTACTTACCATCTACTAGGAACTCTTCCCATATTTCGGGACGCAATTTCCATGCTTCACCCGGGTTAATTTGTCCCGGGTGTATTCTTTCCTGGAACTCAGCCTCTGCCCAATCTTTAGATTTGGTGAATACAAATAAAGGGGCCGGGTCTTCCAGGTGAGTCAAACAGTATTGCTCGCATATAAGTTCTTTGGTAATGAAGTCATCTTTACCTTCGATAACTTTATTCTGATAGGTACGGGGTTTTACCTCATTACCCATCTCATACAAATTTCTTGCCGTCTCAGACATCAATTCGTAAGGATTTGAATATATTCTCATTGTTCGTGATTTTTAATATATTTTCTTATAGATTTTCGTAGTTCTTTTAGGTCCTGAATATTCATGTTGGGAAGACCTACCCAATGATGAGCATTGATACATACAGATAACTCTATGTCCCTGCCATTCCTATCAGGATATTTACCCTTGGATATCTCTACTCCAAAATAGAGTTTATCTTTCCTCTCGTACTTCACTTAGATACCTCCTTATCTTTCTTTTAAGTTGCCTTAAATCCTTTACACTGATATTGGCCACGGTATTAAATAACCACCCATCATCCGTGGAGAAAGTTATATCTATATCTCCTCCGAGTTTACTGGTGTAAGGAGATTTCTTTACTTCTATTTTCATTGCATTGATATTTGCAATTCAATAGACTTCCCTATCTTAGAATGGTGGCCAGTCTTCACTACCGAGTGTACAATCCTTTGCCAGGGTTTTGGGATATTTGAACAACTCAGGTCTGAGTACTTTCAAAGCTCTTTTATGTACCTTATACTTTATCTTGTCAGGGTCTACTTTAAGTAGATACTTCAACCGCTCATACCAGTTACCATCATATATACCAAGCTTATCACTAAGCTTTAATAGGTCTTCATGAGCATGATACATTAGTAATACCGTATCATCATTGAATATCTGACTGAAGTGTATTGATACATGGAATTTATGTCCAGTGGGGAATAAGTATTCTCCTATCCTTTGAATCAGTAGTAGGTCACAGATAAGTCTTTTAGTTACCTCGGATGCCCTCATGAATACCGTTATCATGGGGTAATCCATGCCTGCTTTCTTTGATACAGTTAGAGACAATAAGCAATTCTTACCATGAGCATGCTTATTGTCAAACTGATAGCCTATGTTAAATATCTTCCTTGAGTTTAAGGCTTTTACTACTTCCTGTCTTAAATCAATCAGACCATTTTCATCCACATAGTTTGCTACCAGAGACTTCCATTTAGCCGAAGTGTAGTTGAAGTGCCTACCAAAATCAAATTCGGGGTCTACCAGAGGTTCTTTAATATAAATGACTAAATCATTTAAGTACTGTGCTTTACCAATTCTTTCAATATCCAAACCGGGGGTATTGAACAGGAATAACCTGTTGAGTCCCTCCCAAGCTTTCATACTTGTTTTGAACTGCAACAGGTTATTCTTTAACTTGAACTTACTCATCGGCTTCAGGAGTTAATTCACCATCTTCCATATCATCTTCCTCTGAAGAAGAGAATGATATTAACTTCTTCCTTTTCTTTTCCCTACTTTCCTCAAGCTTTAGTTTGAGACCATACTTTTCTGTAAACTTTAAGTAGGTCTTTTTTATCATATTACGCTTGAGGATAGATGGGCATACCTCGGGTAATGGGATACCATCCCAATCTCCAATTTCTAAGGCCGAGGCTAACATAGATTTCTGTTTATACCCCAAATCTCTCCTTAATACCTTGAAAGCTCTGAAACTGTTACCATAGGTTTTATAACCTGCTTCATCACTTGTCATAAGTTTTTTGAGAGATTTACGTATCTTCTTTCTACGTACCTCATCACTACAGTTTTCTTTCAAAAACTCCTTTATGTCCTTGCGATTCTGATATAACAGTATGGTAGTATCATTTGCCCAAGCCGCTTTGATAACCAACTTTAACGAGAAGTTATCATGGCCATATATATACTGACCCATACGACAGAATAACAGTATATCTATTGGTAACCTTGTAACTATCTCTGAAGAACGTAGTATTACAGTTATCTCGGGGTTTTCCACTCCAATCTTACGAGAGAATATACCACCAACTAAGCAACCTTTGCCACTACCATGATTGTCAGCAAAATGGAACCCAATGTGATAATTCCTGTTTACTGTCTTATTCTCTTCTAACTTCCTTATCATCAGTTTAGCCTGGTCAAGCACATCCAAATCAAGGTAGTTAGTAATCAGCCCAGTCCACTTGGTCATGGTATAACCAAACATCTTACCGAAGTCGAAGTCTGGGTCGAATTTAGCATCAGCTATTTCTACCATCAAGTCGTATGTAAAAAGAGAATCGGTTAGGTTATAACCAACTCCCTCACAAAACCAGTCTGGTTTCTTGATTAAGAAGTTTTCCAGTATCTTTTCCCAAGCTTCGATTGGGTTATTCGCTTTTACCAAATTCATACTAATACTTCGATTTTTGACGGAACACATTGATATGGTTCTTCTTAAAATAGATGTAGAATACATCATCTGAACCCATACCTATCCATCCCAAATACCCACAGAAATAAATAAAAGCCTTTACCAACTCTGACTGATACTTTAACTCCTGGGTCATTACTTGTGATTGCTTCCATGGTTTATTCTTCAGGAAGTTACGAGCAATGTTCAGATGATGGGTTATCTTCCATAACAGGTATGGGTAGTTTACTGAGTACTCTACATGATTGAAGTATCTACCTCCCTCGAGTAACTTTGTGTTATAGTCCAGATGTGTTTCTGAATCCATGTTCTCGTACCACTTGATAAGGTCTGTGGCATTGTTGTGGAAGATAACACAGATATCTCCCTTGTCCATTATCCACATTACCCCGAGATTCATGGCTGTACGCAGGATATCTTCATAGTTCTTGTTGAGAGAATCTACTACTGATTGAGGACAACGATTATCCTTTACCCACTTCACCATGTATGCCATAATATCCTCGGGTTGGATATTGGCATATATCAAAAGTTCGATAAAGAAGTGGATAGCATCTGCATTCTCTTCATTAGCATTCTGTAAGTGATTGAGTATCTCCGTATACTCTATACAATCACCATTGGTTTGTACCAATTTTGAATGGTTGGCCTCTAATAAGTCCATTACATTTTCGAAGGACTCATAGCCTTCTGATAACTCCTCGATAACCCTTGCAGTAAAGTCCTTTAACAGGGTTTGAGAAGCCTTTGTATTGATGTCTACCGGATACTGTGGTAGCCCCTCTATGCCTATATACCCAGACAAGAGGTTCTTTTGCATTTGATATATCTCTTCTAGATACTTGTGTTCGGGAATAATTCCCGGTTCTTCCTTTATATCACGTGAATCCAAAGCGGGTATTTTTTAGATTAAACCTTGGTTAATTGTTCTTCGTATAGTTTCTTCGCATACATTAGGAAAGTACTTGTTACGTATTTCTCTAGCACTTATTCCTTTTACATGTAACTCTTTTATCTTTACCCTATCCTCATGTTTTAATTTAGCGTTGGGATTTTTACTACCTCTCAATCCATAGCATGGATTGTTTTTACCTATAAGTCTTGGTAATTTACAATTTACAATAGCTAAATACCTATTCTCTTTATGGGTCCCCCACTTCAAGTTACTTACGATATTATTTAATGGGTTATCGTCCAAGTGCATTACTATAGGTAAGTTATTAGGATTAGGTATATAAGCTTCAGCTACCAATCTATGTATCTTGACATTTTTACTTATACTACCGTTATGTAACTTACATCTCAAATACCTATGATGGTGATAAACTTTTAGTAACTTACCATACCTATATAACTTTCCCTCTTTAGTAATGTGATAACCTGGGAATCCCCTTATATTATCATCCATGGTCTTACTTATTATCATGTGCACCAAATCCCTTATCTCCTCTTGTTCCCCAGTTCTTTGCTTTCTCTTCATACTCCTCATTGGTAATCTCTTTCGGTGTTGAGAGTATGATGGGAACGTGTACGAATTGCATTATCTTTTTATCTTCCCATAAAGGTATGTACACGGGTTCATTTGAGGCATTCTGAATACCTATGTGCATTTCTCCTGTGTATGGGCTATCTACTATCTCGGCAGTAAAAGTCAACCCATCTTTAGTAGCAACTCCTGATTTATTTGCTGCCATTAGCATAGATTCCTTGGGATTGATAAGAACTTTTATTCCGGATGGTATTAGTACTCTTCCACCAGGACTGATTCTGATTTCTACACATATCCCATTGGTTTCTATACTCCTGAATTTCAGACTGCCATTGCTGAACATTCTACGATTGATACCAGTGAAATCCCTCTCGTGTTTTTCTCCCACCTTTAGTATATCATCCATGTATAACTTTGGGATGTAGAAATCCAGACCTGCATCCCCATCATTTGCTCGGTTTGGGGATTTAACATCTCTAATCTTTGTGAACTCTAATTGTACCATGTTATTTACTGTTGAATTTACGATAAATGTCTCTTGCTTCTTTTCGTGATAACTCGAACTTACTCTGAAGCTTATCGAGTATTTCCTTCTTACCTAATTTCTCCCTTACCAGTTTACGGTAATACTTTTTGCAACCTTCTATATCTACCAAGGGTTCCAAATCCTTGAACTTGGTTTCTGCTTCTAATTCTTTACGAGTCTTACCCATGAGAGCTGTGAACTTAATGCAACAGAGTTCAGAATCTCCGCACATCTTACATTCCTTGGTTGATAGGTCGTAATTCTTACCGAAACAAGGGTCGTTACCTGAACCGAGTTTGGTGATATCTATGGGCTCAAAGATATCCCCGGTTTCTAATTCCTTCCTTACTTCCTTTAACTTGTCTTTCTTTTTCTTCGCCATATATTTGAGAGTTTGATATCAAGTGATAGTTAATAGGTATTTCAGTGTCATTGATGTAGAATAGTATATGCACTAACTTTCAGGTACACCCTTTATGCACGTGCGCATTAGTTATGAGATTTTCTTTAGAAAATCGAAATAACCTTCAGCTTGCTGAAGTACTTAGCTTAAGTATTAGCTTAAAGCTTAAGCTTAAAGATCTGCGTACGCATGTGTATATACGCAGACTGCATACGTGTATATACGCCATATCTCTCACTCTATTTTAATTACCTTCAACTTCTCCTTCAAGTAGTAATTTTTACGGTGGTTGCCGTGACGCTTAAGGTAATTACCTGGAAATTGAAGGTCGTCCAGGTATGCTTTCTTCTTATTCATGTGAGTTCTTGCAAGACGTCCCAGGATTTGTAAAGACTTCTCATTAGAATCCATTGATGCAGTATTCTGCAGATACTTTAATTCTGGGAAGTTTTGACCTCTAGAAATAATCGTGGTAGCGATTAGTATATCTATTTTCCCCTCTCTGAAAGCTTGTAATATTTCATCACGCCCTTTTGTCTTGTGATGTACATATTGTATGTTGTATTGATTCCCAAGATGTTTAACGTAGTACTTATAAAGGTTTTCACAATGTCCTATAAACTTACATACAATCAATGCCGGCAATCTTTTCCGGTGGATGTTATACTTAGTTCGAGATAAAGAGAGTCTCCATGCTTTGACATTGTCAGAAATCACTTCTCGATATTCAGTGGGATAATCCTCATCCTTGGTATACTTATAATGGGCATACACCAACTTACAGATAATGGGAGTAGAGTATCCCTTATCAATCATCTCAGCCAATTTTACTTGGTTTACCCTATCACCAATGAATGACATTATATTCATGTTGTGTACCAACTTCTTTTTAAGGTCACTCATGTATAGAGTACCACTTAATCCAACTCGTACTCTTGAGTTGTATAGGTGTTGTATCACCGTCTTATAGGTCTTATTGTCAATCACGTCAGCCTCATCTATAAGTACCATGTCTATTTCTGAAAGGAACTTCTGATACCTATTTATATTACCTGCCAGAGATTGAACCATACAAACATTAAAGTTACCCCACTCACTGCATTTACTACCCTGGATAAATGCTACCTTTTCTCCCGGTAATAACTCTGGAATCTCTTTCTTGAACTGCTTAAACAAGTCGGCACTGTTCAACAATAAAACAGTTTTCAATTTCCTCTTGAAAGCCTGATGTAATCCACAGAACACCAAAGTCTTTCCGAAGTTAACTGCCAAGTCAGATGCACAAATAAGGAAAGGAGTATCTCCAACCTTATTATATACTATCTTTTCTAGAGCTTCTTTCTGTACTTCCCGTAGTTCTTTATCCCCCAGTACTGTTGGAATTACTGGTTTAACTCCCATGGATGGTCTATTATCTATAATTTTTACCTTTTGTCCCATTTTACGGCATTCATTATAAACCTTATTTAGAAGGCCTATTTTGAATTGCCCATAATCCGAGATATATTTTACATAACCATCCCAGTTCTTTGCCCTGCTATACATCATTATATGCCAAGCGTCCGGATGTTTAATCCGGAACATTTCATACAACTTGTTTGTGAACTTAGCTGGGCCAGATAATTCACAAACATTGCAGTTCTTTATGGTTATAGTTATCATAATTTTGTGGCCATATCTATTATACCGAAAATACCACACATGAAAAACATGAGTAGTATTATTATACACACTGTCTGAATAGCCGTTGCTATAACGTTATCCCAGTCTATTTTCATATTCCTTGTTTATTAAGCATTTCTATTATATTCAGAATAATTACCAATACCCATCCCAGTATACATATTCCCAAGTACACCTGCAATACAGTGCCCCAAATATCTTCCCAATCCCTTTTCATAATCTCTATTTTTTGAAGGCGTCCCAGTCCACATGTTCTGTTTTAGGTCGAGACACTATATTAAATTTTGCCATATAGTTAATAACCCTTTGACGAGCTTTATCATTGGATAAATCTTCTATTTTAGGTATACCATTACAAAATTCGAGTGCATAGAATTGACCGAGTACAAAGGTCTCATAATCAACCCCAATCTCATCAGCTAATTTCCTTGCCCTTACAAACCATACATACTCCTGAGGATTCTTATCATAGGTATTATTTATACCTATTCTATCGAGAATCTCTTTAGTATAATGTTCATACACCTCTCGAGTATATTCAGGGTGTTTATCCTCTTTAACTTCCTTATCAGCCTCATATACATCCATAATCCAATTAACCCTTTGATGTAACCAATTTGCACAGAAGTTATAGTTAACTCTTTTTGCTTGGGACATTAACTTAATACCTGTGGTTACAAACTCGATATATCCCTGACGAGGTTCGAACCCAAACTTTTGACAAAACTCATTTACAACAGGTACCAACTCTTTTACTGAGGCCCATTGTAAATCGGTTTGCTTTATTTTAGTTACTCCTATGTGTTTGAGTTGGATTCTAGTAGAATAGATGATATCTGCTAATAAGTTTGCATCTCCTATACTTCCTGAAGCTCTACGAACAGCTTGGGTTTGTACCTTTTTATTCTCTCCCACCACTGAACGGTGGTCTAAAGAATATTGTCTAGCTTTAGTGAAAAACTTATCAACAAATTCTTCTGATATCATACCTCCCATCTCATTCCAGAGTTTATAGAATAGAGTTTTGGAGATATGTATGGAAGGTTCTCTTTTTGCCATTATAATTTCAATTGTGATTTTATAGATAAAAGTTCTTGATAAGTCTGATATGTCGTCTCTCGTACATATTCTAAAGTCCTTCGCTTACCCAATGAATTGACATCCTCATTATCTGGTAAGAATACCACCTTTACTTTTTTGAAGGGTACCAACTTGAAGGCCAGGTCTAATGCCTTATCTTTAGCATCAGGGTCAATCAATATGATAAACTTCTCAACTGGACTCTTGATGAACTTGTTTACCTGGTATCTGCTGACGGCCTTACCTCCGGTTGCAATCCCATTCTCTCCCAAAGTTTCAGCATTGATTGCACCCTCACAAATATAAACGGTTCGGTATATTTCTAGAGCATCCGCATTATATATAATAAAACTCTTTCCCAAACCTGTTACATCTACTTCTGGGTTGTTATATTTGGGACCAGCGCCCATATATAATCGAGCATTGAAATAAGTTAATTGCCCATGCTCTGTAAATGGGATAATGATATATCCAAGATACTTACCTGTGTTACAATATCCCCATCCTTTACGAGCTAACTCTTCTATCTTAAATCCCCGTTTCTTAAGGTAATTCCTGGCAGACCTTGCCAATAGAGAAGTGCCCATAGATATGTTCTTGAATCCCTCTGGGAGGAAGAACTCTTTCTTACCTTTTAACTCAACCTTCTCTTCTTTGAATACATATCCAGAATAATCTCCTGATTCGAGTATAGATAGTACTTCTTGAAAACTATCTGTACTCTCCAAATACATTACCAAACTTATAGGAGAAGGATGTTCACCACACTTAAAACAATTACATCGATTGTTTGAAAGGTTGATACCAAACTTCTTTTCTCCTCCACAGTAGGGACAGTCTGACTTCATCCATGAGTGTCTGTAGTCAAAGGCTCCTATCTTCCTCATAAAGTATTGATGGAGCCTACCCTTGAAATTACCATTAAGCTTCATAATACCCAGTCTTTATTTTATGTACATACCTATTCATACTACGTGTTGATATACCCCAGGCTTTAATTAAAGCCTTTATTTTAGTCTTATCATCTATACATTTTAATAAAGTCTGATATCTAACTTTAGTGAGTATTGAACGAGGATTCCTGAAGCATTTGAGTTGTTTGATACCAGGACGGTGTTGACCTTTTGTACTTCTACCATCACTAACCATTTGTTGAGAATTTTCTTTATAGGTACCCCCAATATAAGTTCTCAACCCGGTCGTTGGATTTATTATTATCTTTATGACATACACAAGGTTTATTTTCTGGATTAGGTATATAAGCTTCAGCCACTAATCTGTATACTTTCAGATTATATCTTTTACCATTCGAATATAGATGAACTATATTTCTACCTGTACGATAGTGAGGATGTATAGTTACTTCACGATTACGCCTTATATTATATACCTTTCCATCTTTAGTTACATGGTACAAAGGAAAACCTTTTATATTACTGTTAAGTCTCATATTGTAAACGAAAATACCCGACCATGAATAACATAGCCGGGTAATTATTACTTATTAACTGGTAACTTCTGACATAATTCAGGAACTAGATGATGGATTATATATCCTCTACGAATCTTCGTTAATTCTGCTCTGGCTTCTTCTAACCTTAGGAAAGAATTCTTATAAGGTACCTCATACCTATCCATGTCTTTATACCCCATAGTCCTATAGTTGGGAGTAACCTTATTCCAATTTATAGAAGCCTTTTCTGAAGAGATGGGTACCCACTCACGGAAGAATACTCCTAAACTATACCTCTCTTCAATTGGACATACAACTTGATATCTGTTACCGGGTTGCCTTCTTAAACATATCTCTTTGGAAGCTCTCCTACGAAATATCTTCAATAATCTTACATTCATAACTATATGTGTTCAGTAGCTTGGAATACGCCAATATGGATATTATAATGACAGTGAGGGCAAGTGATGCACTCTTCTCCATTATGCTCTGGACCATAACTTAAATCCAAGAATACTTCCTTCTCATTGAAAGCTACCTTGGAATTACAATTTTTACAAACTGTAGTCCTCTCCTGAATTTTAAGAGGCTCTGTAGTAATAACTCGTGCCATACAATTTTAATTATTTAAGGTTTAACTAAATATCACCTGATGTTTTACTTCTCTTTTCTGGGTCTGCATTGGGATTACTTACTCTCTTCTTTTTCTTAAGTAAGTCATCTACCTGTTTACCCATGGACTCATCGTACTTTGCTCTGGCTTCTTTAGAGAACTCTTTCATACGTTGTCTTTCTGGGTCCATATTAAACATTACCCGACCATTTGGAACTCCATCACGTTGAACTACAACTTCCATTCTCATGATATTGTGTTCCTCCTCGTCTTGAGTAGAATTTAATCCCATGACGCATTTTGCATTCCTTATGATAGATATAGCAGAAGCAATATCATTATCCTCATATCGAGTTTCTTGATGCTTAGCTCCTTCTCTGGTAACATGTTGGGCAGTCCATACAGCATCAAGTCCCAACTCATCACCCATATTATCAATATCTATATATACATTGTTGATACGTTCTACATCGTCCCTATCTCTAGCAATAGAAGCTAATTTTGCAGCGTAGTCAATCATTATGACATGGACTTTGATACCTTTCTCGGTTTCCAGTTTCCTGACCAAGTTCATAATGGTATTACAATCTGCAATGGTTGCAGGTACACGCTCCACAATAAACTCAACCCCGAGTCGTTTATATTTACGCATGTGCCTTTGCTCCATTTTATCATAATCACCGGTTAACATCTCTCTCTTAGTTTTATTTAGGGTAGACTGAATCATACGGTCCATTAACTGGTTTTTACCATTTTCGGTATCTATGTAAAGAACATTCTTTTTCATAGCCAGATATCCCCGAGCAACATTGATAAGTGCAAAAGTCTTTCTTCGTTTGGGACGGTCAATTAAAACGAAAAGAGAGTTCTTGGGATATCCATCTCCATTACCCAACCTATTCAACTGCCAAAATGGAGTGGGAACTACATCTGGGTCAACCTTTCGCATAAGTTGTCGCATTGCAGTTCCACTAACCATTAACAAAGGTTCGTCCTTCTTTTGTGGTTTTGAACTTTGTAGAATCTTAGTTAGTTTAGCTTGATAGGTTTCGTAAGAATTGTAATCAGAGAAGTCCATACCTTCATTTAAGGCTTTCAATTCAATGTAGGCAATAAACTTGTGTATGTTCTCCAGAACAATATCTACATCTTTTAGAGGCTTATTATAAAGTTCAGATATTAAACTATGAATATTAGGGATATCATCCTTGGTAACTAAGTCTACATAATCCTTACCTTCTAACAAAGTTTTAACCTGCTCAACCATTAAGACCTCACTTGGTATTCGTTGATATTTCTTTACGAATTTTACCAAGGCCTCTACTACTATTGAGTGTTCAATTAAAGTAAAGTACCCAGGTTTTATCTTTGTAACATATAGAAGAGCTTCCTTCCCTTGTACCAAAAACCTAAGTACTTCTAATTGAAACTCGATAGAGAACGTAAACTTGTCACAGGAGTTTAACCTCTTCTTTACCCTATTTTGTTTCATATATTATATAATATTCATGAGTGTATAATCAATAGTATCTGCTAGATAATATAGTTCTCCAAGCTCATCTTTGAACATTCTTGAACACAGACGGTGAAATAATTTTGATAAAATTCATACAAGTTGTTACTTTATTATTTATATTTGCATTGTTAAAAATCTTTACTACTATGAAAGGCAACAACGGAAGTGAACTACATCGTTTGACAGAATTAAAACCTTATGATGAGGATTTGTTTAATAGGTTATATAAAACCTGCAAACCCTTAATCCGTAGACTGACGAGAGGAGTTGATTCCAGAAGATTTAATCTCACACCAGATATTATTAACTCTTTTTTCTGGGATAAGTTCTTGTATGTATTTAATAAATACCAAGACGAATACGATGAAGAAAGGTTGAAAGCAACTCTCTTATCTTCCCTGCAAACTTATAAAAGTAAGTTACTGAGGAATGCTTATACCAAGCAAGCAGAGTTCAATCAAGAGTTAACTTCATTTGAGGTATTATTTGACAATAATAAAAAGCTACTTGATGATTCCGATGAGACCAGAATAAAGGAGGAACAATCTCAAAGATTCCATCAATACATGAAAGAACACCTTACACCAGATGAATATCTGGTTATGCAAATACAACTTGAACCTCCCAAATGGTTTGAGTCTCGTATCAAAGATTCCCATGGCAAGCTTTCTATATTGCATCTTATAGATTACTTTGAGTTACCCCGGGATAAGTTTGCAGTTAATATGTTTTCCCGGATGAGGAAAACCATTCAGAAGGTTTTAGAACAAGCTGCAGTAGACCTTAAACAATGAAAAAGGCCAGAGCAAGGTTATTGCTAACCTCACCCCGGCCCCACTTAACCAACTCAACTATGGTTCAGTTTAGTCTTCTATTTCCATACTGGGATGTAATCCCTTATACCATAAGTCTGATATGGATAATGGTACAAATACTCTTAGAGCCTGAGTCCAACCTATATAATCTAAATTAGGAGTACTTCCTCTATACATGGGGATTATAACCCTTACGTACATTTGGTTGATTCCAGAAGGATTTGGTATAGTTGGGCCTACTTCTAAACCTACCTCACAAGTATAGGCAGAACCTGGTACACACTGTATATTACCCAGAACTGTTGAGGGCACCATGGAAGGATTACCGGTCAAACCTTGCTGGTCTTCTTTTACCTGTTTTTGTATGGATTTCAAAGCTAATAACCATTTAGGATTATTACCTACTAATTCATACAAATTACGAGTTCGTAGAGTAATATAAGTTATATCAGTAAATGTTTCTGCTACGTTTACTGCAGCTATGAATATTACTCCGAATGGTGTCAGTCTCATCTTCAGAGTACCTTTACTGGTAGTCGGAGATATATACTGAGATATGGGAGTAGATACTACAGTAGGAGAACCTGACATGAATATATTATCCATGGCTACAGCTAAAGTCAAAGCTGGGTCTTTACTTATCCTTTCAACTGTAGAACTATGCTCTGGTAATAGAGGAGATAAATAGGGTCTTACTGCAGAATTATAGGGACACACACATAAAGTACCTAATATCTCGGCTCGGTCTGGTAAAGTAAATCCACCATTTACCGACCACACATTATCTTCTGGGTCTAAGTAGTTAGCTTCTTTACTTAAGTTTCTATGCATGATGGTTAGGCCCCAATCCGTATATATGGGCAACCCAGTATCTGGGTCATTGCCATTTTTTATACCCCATATACCTATGGCCTTTAAGTAATCATAGATGTAATTTGCTAAGGTATCAAAAGTACGTGGATTACTGTAGTCCCTGAATAAAGTTACCCCTTTGACTTTTAAGCTTTTAATAGCTACTCTTACAGTCCCCTGAATTCCTGTGCTATCCGTATCGATTTTAGATAACTCATAGTCTACTTCTACACCATTACCTTGGGTAATAGCCAAAGAATCAACCACCTGAGAATTGCCCTTTATATTAGTAGAATCTAACTTACTCTCTACAGATTGAACCCGACTCTTCAGGTCAAGAATATCCAAAGGATTCATTCCGTACGGCTTTACTGGAAATTGACCTTGAATGGGTACCAAACACAAAGTATAGTTCATGGCTGCCATGATTGACTTATACCTCATGCTCGTAGTCTGGCTATTCCACTCAGGTCTCCATCCAACCAAGTATACTCCTATGAGAGAATCTACATTCTTGTTGAAAGGCATCCCTGAATCAGCCAGGAGTTCTAACATCCTTTCATAATCCCAAGAAAGTACCTCATCAAGGCCATACACCTTGTCAAAGGTTAACCACCCACAGGTGAAGTTAGTTACACTGGGGGGATTTTCACTTCCATCGGGACGATAGGTATGAGTTGCTTTTACAGCAAATGCCACCAGCTTCTGAGGATTACTTAGACTTGGCCATCCACCCGATGGTTGTACTCCATTAAAGGTAAGTACATCCGGAGCTATGTGACATAACCCATCAGGAGTGGTGTAGGCATTGAATACTTGGCCTGCAGTGTTATCCTTATTTGAAAGAAATACCCTACGAGCTCTTCCCAAGATATTAGCCACTCCAGAAGGTAATGTACTCGGCTTCTTGAATACACTGGTTATGGTTACATTCTGTTGGGTAGTATCTACCCAGTCGAAGCCGCAAATAGGACCGGTACCAGCCGTTATGGCAAGAGGTTCCATAACCTCTTTAGATTCTATCAAATCTCCGTAGACTTGGTAGAACCTCGGTTGTACTATCCCATTTACTACTTCGGTTACATTATTCTGTGCCATGGTTATATTTTTAACTTATCGAGGTTCTCATCGATGAATATTAAGGCCTTGGTTAAGGATTCTACCAGTTTCTGGTTCACTGAGTCATCTTCGAGTAGAGCCACGTCATCGGGATTATCCTGGAATAACCACTCGAGAAGTACTCCCCAGTAGTTGTTGCCCATCAGTACAGTAAAATTGGCTTCCTTATCAGGGTCACCATCTGATGGGTCTGTTCTGTGTTTATAACCATCTGTAGTGGGGAAGTCTTCCTGCAGTTGTTCGAATATTACTGTAGCAAATAAATCCGAACGGGTTTGTCCTTTGGTGGTATATATTTCAAATCCCCGGGCAGTGCACCACTCATTTCCCATGCCTGCGGCATTGTTATGAAGTGAGAGCAGAAATTTAGTTCCCCCTCGAGGAGTATCTAAATTATTTGCAATCTCTTTTCTTCTAGACAACCCGACTTCGGTGTCTTTGGTATTGGTGAATGCTACTTCAAAACCCTCATGTTTGAGACTTTCAGCTAACATTTTACCTACTTTCCTACTCCACAGGTATTCCTTGTGTCTACCGTCTGGAGATTGTTTCCCGGCCACATCTGACCCATGAGCAAAGTCAATGATGGGCAATAATCTTCGTGCCATGTTATAGTTTTTTAAGATACATTAACTTTAATCCATTTAGATACATACCCACTGATTGGTCCATATTGGATATTGTGAATTGGTCCTTCGGTATATATATCTGTTCTATTACCATATCTTTAATTGCCTCGTTATCTTGAGGCTCAAAGATATTTACCAGAGATTTTCCATTACAGGTGAAGTTTGATAGTAATCCACATAGTTCGGAATACTCATTATTCACCAAGCTCTCTACCTTCTTTACAGTTGACTCTTTGTTGTCTATATGATTCTCAAATCTGATTCGCAGTATCGCATACTTCAGGATGTGCCCCAAGCAATTGAATTCCCTACGTATCAGTATCTGAGCTTCAGTTATACCTATGGTAGAGTCAGCAGCTCCATCAAAGAATTCCTTTACCTGTTGTGATGATTCAGATACCACGGTAACTTTTTTGTTAAGGTTCCAGATAGTATAGATAAACATTACTACCATCACTAGAACCAATACCATAAAGATACCGAATATCACTTTAAGTGCCCCATAATTTGAGGCAGCTTCGGCCAATTCAATCGAAGATTTGGTTAAAGATTGAACTACATGGTCAAGTTTGGGATCTTCTTGAGCAAAAGAAGATAATAAAGCTATTAGAGGCGCATTAAGCATATACAATGTAGATTACGGCAGTAGTTTGTTCAAATACAACAGAACTGTCCTTGGGTTCAAAATATTTTACATTTACGGGTAGGTACTTATTGACAATGTTTACCAGAGTCTCTCTTACCTTGTCACTGTAGTCGGAGGGATGTTCTGATTGTATTTGTTCCTTTTCAGCCTCTATCTCTTCTTCAGTGGCATCGGGATTCATCAGCTTCCACTCTTCCAACAATTGTTCTTGAATCTCCTGGTCTTTCCTTACCATAAAATCCCATTGACCCTTTGGTATACCAATAGTGAGAATCATTGGGACACATTCCCAACAATCCGTTTCAGTATCGTAGGTAGCTGAAGGAGTATCGAAGTGAGAGATAGTATCATAGTTTACAGAACCATCGCCTATTGCCTGGGCTACTGATGCTTTGGTACTTTCATCTACTTCTGTGAGAGTAAAGGTCACTCCATAAAAACGGCCTAATATTTCATAAAACCGTCTAGTGCCTCGTATCTTGTACAAGGATATGGCGTATCTTAGAACTAGCCGGTAATCCGCGGTAGGAAAACCCCTATCTTCTTTTACCCAATTCTCTAGATTCTTCTCTGTATAAGGTTCTCCCTTAGTTAATACGCCATAGGCATACGGTATGAACCCAAAGTATTCCCATAGATAGTTCAGGAATATAGGATTAGCTTTATCCACATCCAAACATTCCATGAAATTATCTATATCGGGCATTACCTCAGTATCGAAATAACCCGAACATACATCTATGAACCTTTCGAATATACCTTTGCCTTCTGAATCCTGGTAGGTATCATTGGATTTATAGTAATGGTCGAAAAGGTTACTGAAGATGTAATCCCTGAAGAATGTCTTCGCTGGATTAAACCACTTCATTGATTATGAGTGTTATGTTATCCGAACTGATAGTGGGGATATTGTAGTTGTGAGGAATCAGGTCTACCAATCTGCCGTTGCTTCCCATCGGTTGGGTGGTTAATTGATATACTGTTCCGTTTTCGTAGTTTGCATTTTCAACCGGTAAGTTGATTGTAAGGCTGAACTTTGACTTGGTCAGAGTTACCTCGAGAGGTTTACCATATTGACCAGAGTATAGAGCATTACCCGACAAGTCCTTGTTAGCATACACCTTGTAGAAGGCATTGCCGTTTTCTATTACGGTCTGTATGTAACAATTCTCAAAATCAGATTCCGGAGTAGAGGTTGTAAATGATATCATCTTGAAGTAGGTGATATTCAGTGCGGGCACTGATACTATCTCTTCCGTATTCTGAGAGTTGATATTTATGGCTATCGGGTATGGTAGTAAATATAGTTCAGTTATGGTAAGGAAGTCAACCATGGGTTGATTATCCATAAGAGCGTACAAATCTGACTGTCTTACCGGTTTATTGATATCAGAGTTTTGATAGTTATAAGCATCTAACAAGGCCTTCTTTACCTGATTGCTTATATCTATAGATTTGAAAGACTTCCTACCGGTTATCTCGGCCGATAAATAAATCTTAGCTGCATGTGTAGAATACACACTTACTCGAGTGGTTAACACCTTAGAAGATTCCATCCTTTGCTTTACATTGTTAATAAGCTCGGTGCTTGCTTCTGAACCACCATCTGGAGTGATATATACTTCTACATATTTTCCACAGATGTAGTTACAGTAAGCTTTATCTACTCCATCTATTAACATGGCTATGGCCTCATAATCTTCTTTGGTGATGGCCACTCCCAGAGTCTTAATACTTAATGGTATATGCTCTTTAAGGGTATCAAAATCCTCATAGTCAGAGCCCCCGGTAGCAGCTATAGTATTGGTTAGAGTAAGGCCAGAAGTTACATCGGTCATTACATCTGGAACTTTGTCGAATTGGTTTGCCGGTATATTACCGTTTGCACCATACGTAAGATAGTACTGCCCCTTGATGAGTGAACCTATGGTTGGTTTCCTACCAAACTGACCATCACCAAATACCAGGTACGGAGTGAGAGTAGTATCAAGTTCTACCTTGTACACCTTATCACCAGGACCTGAATAAGCAAAAGTATCCACCAAGGTCCAAGCTTCTCCACCAATAGTAAGTACCATAGAACCTTCTACATACTTCTTATCCGTGGGCAAATCTCCCAAGGTTATGATAATGTCATGAGAAGTATAAGTACCCAGTTCTACTTCCTCCACAGCCTCCTTTTGAGCTACTGGTACTTTATAAGTATAAGTACCCCTTTCGATAGTTACATTACGAGTAGTTATCCACTGTTTACCATCCTTTGAATTGAATATCGTGTTCTGGGGTACTTGTATATCTACCGGGAAAGGACTACCATCTTGCATATATACGGTTAAGTCTACTGAAGATGGGATAGCTGATTTTATGTGGTAATCTACCAGCTTAGCATGTTTGTACAATGACGAGTACCTTCGGCAGGTTGGAAGGAAAGCTTCTCTTGCCATGCCATCAATGTAGTAATGTATCACCTCAGCAATACCTGCAAAGATTGAGAGTGTAAGTATAAATATATTACCTTCGCTCATATCCGTTATCTCTGGAACCCTTTCATTCAGAGATTGAATCAGTTTGGCTTTTATGTCATTGTATGACCTCTGAAAGGGAGTGAGCCAGGGGTTGCTAGTAGACATTTGTTGTGGAATTATTTAAGTTATACTGAAAGTTTAACTCCTCTACCCTCTGAGAGTTCTGCACCTTGAAATAAATCAGGAGTCTTATAGATTCCTTAGTGGGTTTCAGAGCAAATACCTTTAATGCCGTTATCCTTGGTTCCCAAGCTGCGATGCCATCCTTCACGAAATTTTTAATCATGAGGTTGAGAGCACTTGTATTGGGTTCTTCCAAACATTCCCAAGTTCGAGAACCAAAGTCCTCTTGTCTGAACCTTTGACCTATTTGATAGGTTAGGATAGCTGTGAGGTTCTGCTTTATTAAAGCAACATCTCCTCTGAGTATGTACCATCCTATCTTTGGTACTACTCTTCCGTCTGGCAGCTGTACTGATTCTGGTTTCCCATCGCTCCCGACTGCTTGTTCAAGCTTTATAGGGAAATAGGCACCACTACCAATAGTGTTGAGTTGATTATAGTTTGCCATTAGTTAGGTTGTTTAATTGTTTCGCTTTCAATATCCTCCACCTTAGTCTCTTCTAGTTTAGAACCAGCCCAAGATGCAGCAGCAGTTTTCAAAGCAGCACCACCATCTTGAGGTTTAGGGACCCAATTCGTGAATGTCTGCTTTATTTTATTTAGGTCTTGCTCAATTTTATTTAACCTCCCTACTACCGAATTGGATTCAGGAATACCAACTTCTCCCCCCTGCATTATAATGTTATTCGCATCGACGTTTATGTTACCGTCTAGAGACTTAACAATTATATCTTGTTGGATTATTGCAGTTAATACTCCCGATTCACTTTCATCCAGTATAATCCTATTGCCTTTGGGTGTAATAAACCCAAGTACATGGGGTTTGTCTAAGTCAGGAGGCATCTCTCCGATTGCCCAGCCATGATAAGACCAGAGGGGGTGTCTTGGGTCTCCATTTTCAAATTCTACATATACTATAGAACCTTCACGAGGAGATAACCATTTGAATCCAGAACCAGGACCTCCTTGTTGATGCTTAGGATAGGCCCATACTTCTACACCTCTTAGTATACTCGGGAGATGTACACATACCTTGTTTTGAGAGTCAGGGTCATTAGAAGTTATTACTATACCTCGATAGGTAGAATAGAATCTTCCAATGGCCTCTATACCTCTTTGTTGAATTATTTCGTATAAGGTCATTATTCTCTTGGGCTTATGTTCCTACCTACTTGAAAGTCAATTCTTGAATCTACCTCTACTTTATAATCAGCAGGGTTGTCGGGGTTCTGACGTACCACAATTTGACGACCAGCTCTTTGAGGATTCTCCTTGTCCTCTTCTGTCCAAGTTGAAGCTCGGTATCTAGCCACCTCAGCCTTAATCTTACTTGGTATTTTCCAAGCACCCGTAGTATAAGACTCTTCAGCTATGTCATGAGCTTTTTGGAATACTTCCTGAGTATTGACAGAAGTAGATATTCGATTCAGTATAGAGTTACGTGACTTCTTCTCAAAAGTAACCTCAGTGAAATATCCCCCGGTATCAAAGCTATGTTCAACCTCTTTTGCATACCAGTCACCAGAGTACTTTTTACCGACATTCTTTATCTCAATGATTTGAGAAGACTTCATATCGGGGTTACCAACGAACTTGGCTTTTGCTTTAATTTGACTATTCACCGATTCGATGATGTCATTAGACATGAAGCTTCCCATGGTTGTGAATAAAGGGTCAGCTACTACTCGTACACCTGGTACTTGTATTTCTAATTCCATTTCGGCTAATACCTTAGAACGGTCTGAACCGGGATGGTCATAAGGATAATCTCCGTAAGGTCTCTCCTGAGAAGACCCCTGGATGACCAAGCTTACATCGGTTCTCTTCTTCAAAGCATTGTAACCTTGTCTCCATCGATTTTGCCACTGAGCTGTGCTACTGTTAGGAGCATAATCTATGGGATTCAGCTTTACCAACACCTTTCTCCGAATGACAAAGTTAGATACCTCATCTGGTGGTGGTGGAAGACTTACATCAGTTTTACCTGAACGTATTGCATCTTCGAACCCCTTAAGTCCATCTTGATACTTTTTCCACTCGGCTTCTATCTGAGAATTGTAAGCTTTAACTTCATCCTCAGTTAATGAGGGATTTGAAGCTATCTTCTGTTTAGCATCAGTTACAGAGTTATATACTGAAGGCTTTTTAGAAGAATTGTTTACCTGACGACATGTAGAGGTACTTGGTATTATAGCCCTTTCGAACTTTGCCATACGAGTAACATCTCTTGGCTCCATAAGTATCTCAGGCTTATTCCTTCTAACATAAGCATCCGGCTTACATGGGTCATCGTTGGTAGGTATACATTGAACTACCTCTGTTTCCACAGTTTTAGTATCAGGGTCTATACTTGAAGCTTTACCAGCTTCTATACTTTGTACGTATTTAGTTTGAACCCTGAACTCTAACAGTTCTCCAGTTCCACCAGCATAGGTATATGCAAATACCGTTTTACCTGACTGCTTTCCATTGTGTATCTCTATCTTGTTATCACGAGTGTCTACAAAGTTAGGACCTCCTGGCATAGCCTTAACTATACCCACTAACTGAGAGTATTTGTTTAAGAATGTAGCCGAACCTGCAATTACAGTACCTTCTGCAAATGTGGCCGGTATCATCTTTAACTTATATCTATCAGGGTCCTGAGCAGGTTTAGAAAGGTTCTCTGGAGTCAATTCAAGTATTTTTACTCCTACTAACCCATCATCTATCTCCTCAGAGTTTTGTATTTTTGTATAACAAGGTAAGCAAGGCTTACTTTTCTCTTTGCTCTGTTTTGCCATCACATGGTTGATTATCGGTTATTACCAGAGCTGTACCAGCTTTCTGAGAGTAATCCGTTACAATTAAAGGCATCTTACCCAAGGCTAATTCCTTGAATACCTCCAAGTACTCGGTTTTATTACCCACAAATTTTGAAGGTTCGGCTTCCAAGAACATCTTTGCATCAGCAAATTCTATGGTAAACTTTACTCCCTCTGGTGTAAACTCTATCTGATGACTCTTTATGTTGACCAATCTTACAGGACCGGATTTGAAAGAGCTGTCACTGAATATCCATCCCCACTGTATCTTCAAGGGCATCTTGAATTGTAAAGAGGGATGGTCCACTATTCCTACAAAGTCAGTTACTATAGTAAACTTACCTTTGTCTCCTTTACCTTCTGTGTACTTGTAGTTGAAGTTCTCGACTTCCATACCGATGGGAATGCCATTGAACTCGTCCATAATAGGAGAGCCAGCTCCATCGAATATGGCAAGGTATGGAGTACCATTACCGTTTACGAGAATGGGTTTACTATCCTCCATAATTCGGTATGATTAACTCCATATCCTCATGAACATCTTCGAAAGGATTGAGAATATCATTGGCATCCGCAATTACTCCCCACATTCCAGAATCTCCATAGTATTTGAAGGCGATGTTTTGGATTGTTTCTCCTTCAAGTACCGAATGAATTATATGGTCTGAAGATATTGCAGATATATTCCTTTCCAAAGATACATCCCCGTCTGGGAACTTTATTACATAACTGTCCTCATAGGGACTTGTTCCTGGGATAGTAACCATAAGTATTTAATTTTGTGTGCCTACTCTCTCCGTATCGGAGTTTTCTAGAGAATTTACTTCCCCACCATCATAGATTACTCCAGGCGTATACTGCAACTTACTAGCAGGGATTATTTCTTCCCAAGTTCGATTGTTTTTAGTTACCCTTTTGAAGGTGAGTGTTTGGGTTGCACAATTAGGTAGTAGCTTAAGGTCAAAAGGTTGACTTACAGTACTTGCAATCCTCTGACCAGTCTCTGGGTCATTATCATACCTTTTCCTCATACGAGCTGCATTTTGAAAATGAGTTAATTCATATGGAGCTGAAGCTAGTATGAAAAGGTCGTCTTCAAATAATCCAGAATTACCCCACTGAATTCTTAGGGTAGGGGGTGATGCAGAATAACCGTCAGCTCTTGCCCAGGATTCGAGCAATCTACATTTATTCACCACATCGTCTCTGTGTTCAGCATCTACTGAATACCAAGAGATGTCGAATGTTATTGTATCTTCTCCTCCAGTGTAGAAATAAAAGGGGTTATTACGTCCCATGGATTTAACTGCAGCCCAAGTAGCATTAGGTTCTACTCGTAATCTGTCAGGCCTGTTTTGAATCACTAAACTTACAGCGGGTGATACATTCAGGTTAGCAATAACAATGTCGTTCTTTATCAGTTCAGAAGTCAACTTGTTTGCTACAGTATAATCTATGGACTTAGCCTTCAAAATCTGTTCAGGAGAAACCCCAGCTGTTTCAGCAGCTATACGATTCTGAGTCCAAGGGTCCTGAGCCTGAGCTAAAGAGAACGAACCCTTTCGGGCTACATGCAGATTCTTTGCGTCATAGGCTTTACCCATCTTATTGGGTTCTGCCTTAGCCATTGGAGAAGTAGCCCTGTTTATGAGTATCAGGGCTCTCCATACTTTATTGAGAGGAGATTGGAATATCCTCCCTTGCTCAAGGTCAACTACTTCTTGAGCTACTTTTCCTAAAGGTTTTCCTATGAGCGATGCCATGATTTATTAGTTTACTCCAGCAGCTACATTTATCTCTGAATCTCTTTCACCAAGGTACTCTTCCAGGAACTTCTTACCATCCATATTGATAGTTAAGTGAGTACCTCTATTTTCCCGATTGTTGAGCTTATCAGTATAAACTCCGAGCATCTGTACTAACCACCGTATCTCTTGGATAGTTAACATTTGGAGATTATCCTTTTGTTTATAACCCTCTCGGCTGGCTTTGATAGCAGATGCCAGGTCATTTGTAGCCCTGGTATTTTCATCTTGAGCAGACTTGTTACCTTTAATAGCACTGTATATCATGGGCCCAAATATGGATATACCAGTAATAGCTAACCCAAGTGGACCTCCGAATAACCCGAGTAATCTAGAACCAAATCCCAGTATGCCTCTACCCACAGAAGCCAAAGCTCCTCGGGATGCCGCACCTGCTGCTGCCCCTGCAGCGGTACCCATTAAACCCCGAGTCATCTGACCCGCATTAGTAGTAGTAACCATTGCAGCAGGTACTGGAGTCCATCCAGAAGCTCCTCTACCAGTTTGGGCATAGTATCTACCATTGGCTCCCATTTTTGCTGGAATATTACCATTATAGAAATAACCGGGTAATCCAGCCATACCTGCAATGATAGTCGCACTTGCTCCAATACCAGCTTTCCTTTGAGCTATGATGGCTCTCTCCATGTTTAAATAACCCTGAGCAGACATAGTGGCTTGAGACCAGCCGCCCATCATTAACCTTATCATGGTTTTGAAGGATACTTGAGAGTCACCATTCAGTAATAACCAACGTGCTCTCAGTCCCATCCAAATAGAACCTATCTTTAAACCAACTGCAGCTATAGCAGCAAATCCCGCTATCCATGGACCAAATGGAGTTGCCATTAGGTCACGAAGCTGAGATATGGCCCAACCGAGCATATCCAGAAATCCCATTATAATAGGATTCTTACCCAGGGCTTCACTGAAAGTAGTCATAAGGTTCTCGGCAGCAGATTGGATAATATCAATTTTACCTGCAAGGGTTTCCATTCGTTTCCCTACTACCTCTTCAGCAAATCCCGCAGAATTGTTTTGTATCTTATTTAACAGGTCAAAGTAACCTTCAGTATCACGCATGATTGCAACTGCAGCACGCATACCACGTACACCGAAGATACTCTTGAATACAGCATTCTGGTCTATAGTAGACAATCCTTGAGTAGCTTCTTCTATTTTACCTAAGATTATGGCAAAATCTTGAAGGTCTCCATTGGCATCTACAAAATCCTGTTTACTCAGTCCTAATCTAGCTAAAGCCTTAGCTCCCTTAAAGTTAGGATTGGTTAATGACTGAGTCAGGTAGTCTGCCATATTTCTTATAGAAGTACCTGCCATAGAACCCTGAATACCTGCATTACCCAGAGTACCTATCATGGCAGCTACTTGTGGTAACTGCTGTCTCAGAGTTACCATGGATGCAGCTGAGTATTTTATAGATTCAGCTAAGTCTGTCATGGATACATTTGATGACATAGCCGCCTTAGTAAGCTGGTCTCCAACTACATTAGCTGCATTTTGACCCTCTAATTTGAAGGTCCTCATGATATTGGTCAGTAAGTCAGCTGTGCCTCCTTTACCTCCCAACTCCATGCCCGTGGCATTAGCCATCATGGCTGCACCAGATATCATTTGCTGAATCTGGTTTGCATCATTACCTGCCATTGCCAAGTATTTCATACCTGAAGCTATATCCCTTGACATGAACATGGTCCTTAAACCTAATGTCTGGGCAGTTTCGGATAACCCAGACATTTGATTTTCGGTAGCTCCAGATATAGCTCCCACTGAAGTCATCATGTCTATGAAATCAGCTCCGGTTTCTATAGTAGTGGTTAATGTTGATACTATCGAACTGGCCACACCACTGGCTATATTAGCGTACGACTGAACTGCGGTTAAGTTAGCCTGTACAGCATTCTTAGCATCCCTATGTAAACCTCGGATGACTGAGCTAGCTTCTCTTGCCTGGTTTGAAAACCTATCTTGAAGGACAAGGGCCACACCTATCTCTAGTTGTCCTGCAGAAGGACTACCACTTGTAAAAGCCATATAGTTTCAGATTTATCGAACAAAAGAGAGCTGCCCTACTTTCCTTTGGGCAGCTCTTTCTCAAGGGCATTGTAATATGCTTCGGCGGCTTCTATAAATTTCTTCCTTCGCCGCCAGGGGAGCTTTGCTAGAGTGTTAAAGTCAATACTAATATTAGCTTTAACAATGTATAGATATACATCTTCTAGTTCTCCCGTGGGTAGAAAAAATTATCTACCGCCATCACTGGTACCATAATCTTCTGTCCCGTTTCGGGGTCTTCGATTTGAGTAGTACCGTGGAATAGGGGGTCAAACCCTTTGATAGCAGACCTTATGTCCATCATATCTTTTGGGCTGAACATCCGGAAGTTCTTCACGGGTTCATAGTTGTCACCAACCCTCAGTTTGAGATTACGAGCGACTAACTCCTGATTTTTGGTACGTTCACTTGCGGGGAGATTTAAGACGTAGGCTTCCCCGCGGGCATTGAGGAGGTCGAAGCACATCTCTTTCCCACTTTTAGTAGTGAACTGTATTTCCGAGGTTTGTTTAGGTACTGGGTAGAATGGGATAGCGTTAGGTTTTGCTTCCATCTCTTCCATAGTTGGAACTACACCGTAGTCGAAAAGGAACTCTTCCTGAAGGTTTATTTCATAGTCTACTTCACGAACTTGACCATCGGCTGGACCATCCCAAGCATACCTGAAGTCAAGTATTTCCCCAAGAGAAAACACCCTGGAATTTACCATGATTGCATACCTGTCGAGTGAGGGCATTTTCTGCACATCTTCGGGGGTAAGCAATCGAGTTGCTGTTATATCAGTATCAGTTACAATGCCTGCAATGAACTTTGATATGTTCATGAAGGTTTTGGCATCTACCGGATTAGAAAGGATATCATCATCCTCTCCATTCTGTTCCCTTATAGTTACCTCGTAACCACTGGGGAGTTTGAAGGTAAGTTTCTTACCATAAAGTGTTTTGTCTTCCATGTTGTTGAGTTGTTAAGTGTATTCTTCTGAATATAGTCTTGGATACGAAAAAGGGAGAGTTCATTGCTGAGCTCTCCCTTGGTGATTCACTATTACAGCTTCTCGCAGGTGTCTACTGAGAACTCCAAATCCTCCAGAGTGTTGTCCGAACTCATTCGGTCTAAGTCCTGTCCGTTTACCTTGCAAGGCCATACTCCGGTACAAGTCCAGGAATTAAGGATAGATACTCCATCCTCGGCCAGCTCATTGATAAGTACGGTTTCCTTGTACTGACTTGGGGTTAAACCTCCCCCGAGCAGCATATCCTGTACTGACATCAGCCAATCCCATAACCAGGTATCTGAACCAGAAGTTGTCTCCAGCTTAGATGCAGTTAAGTTACCAACTGATACCCTGCCACCGGTCTTTACGTCGTAGTTTACATCCCCGTGTGCAACCTGTTCGATACTTATCTCAGGTACAGTTACCTTCTGAAAGAGGAAGGGGTTGATGGGGTGCTTGACAAATATTATTTGCCATAAGAACTTCTTCCTCGGGTTTTTTACTTTAGCTCCTGCCATAGTATTTATCGTATTTATTTGTTAGTTATTCTGGGCAGAGATGGATACTTCACCGGTGCTCTTGTTTACAGCAATGTCGATGATAACATCCATTTCGATATCCTGCATTGGAACAACCTCCTTATACTTCAGCTGAGCCCGATATTTACCCTGGCGAACGTCGGCCTCATTGTTTATCTGAAGCTCTTCGTAACTCTGGGCATCCTGGTCACCTATCCACTCATAGGAAGTGATGGCATTGCGGGTCTGCAGGTCATCCAGAATTTCTTTTGCTTCGTGATAAATGAGTTTCCACGTATCGAAGGTATTGGGCTCTTCGATGTAGCTCTCTAAAATCGGCCGGAGGTTTTTCTTCAGATAGAGATTGAGACGAACTATGGAGATGAATTTCTCCGAATCGTCTACTGGGTTCGAAGTGAAACCATGCCAGAGCATAGTGCGCTGACCCTGGGTCCTGGTGTTCTTTATTACGAACAGGTTCATGTACCACTGAGCGAACTCGTTAAGAGTATCCACTTCAGCAGGTCCTCCCAAGTTCTTCATCACCGGACCGAGTGCCGATACGATTACACCCCGGTTCATACCGGAGAACGAATACCAGGGACCGTAGGTAGAAGCGCAGATGGCATCGAGTCCCACTACCGAACCCAGCACATCGCATTTCTGGAGAGAGCCATTCTCGTTGTAATACTTGATACCACCTCCGAAATATGCCACTTCTTTCTTGGCACCAATGGTCTGTACCAGAGTCTTCAGTGCCGAAAGGGTCTCTTCGGGAGTTGCTGGGGTACGAGTGTCAGGAGCATACTTAGGCACTTCCACATACAACATCTGTTCGAAGATGTTGTGTACATCGGCAGCTACAGAGGTATATACCTTGGTATAATCCGTAGGCAGATGCTGATGTATGTGAGAAAGGATTACCGAATATGCCTCGTAGTAGGCCTTGCTTGCCTGATATGCCGAGAGCCATTCGTCTGCCGTAGGAGTAGCCCCTGCATTACCCTCAGTACACTGCATGTATACGTTGGTATCGGAAATTTCCTCGGCATCCACGGTACCTTCCGTTATCTTACCCACAGTAATCATCGAGTTCCAGTTGGAGAACTGACGAAGAATGGATATGATATCTTCCATGGTCTGAATACCGGTTGCCAGATTTGCCATGGTACCCTGACCATCGCCTGCCTTACCCTGGATTGCCTCAAAAGTGATGTTGGGAGCATTATCCAGGAAGTTCTGCAGAGTATTCACATTTATAGAGGGATTGGTTACTCCCTCGGAAGTGTTTGCAGATACTGCCGAGAAGAACAGCATTTCGTTGAGCATGCTGTCGTACGTCGGAATATTGGTAATATCATCCCGGCCACCATACTGAATGATGCTTGCACGGAGTGTTGGTTCCGTGGATACATTCAGCTTCAGGTAAAAAGGACGATTGAGATTAACTCCCGTATCATCCAATACCGGAGAACCAGCCTCTCGAGTACGTATGGCCATGTGCATAGAGAGACTGTTCTCAGCCCCACTCGGGTCGGAAATAGTAATGGAAATAACCGAAGAACCGTCTGGTACCGATACCGAGGGAACTGCCCGAGAAGAAGCCGGTGTTACCGACATAGGCTTTGCCCAACCATAAGTAGCCCCAACTCCAGCTACTCGTGATACCCGGACTTTTGCACCCATTTCCAGGGCTTTCATGATGTTTGATACCGAACCATCCGAAACTATTTCCGAACCGAAGATGCGAGTGAACTGTGAGGGAGTTGCAATCAAGTCCTTCGGGTCTTCGAATGGACCCTTAGTAGTACGGGCTACTACATTGATTACACCCAACAGAGGTACACTTGATTGTACATTCAGGTTCTTAAAATTGAACCTTACTCTTGGAGTCTGTGGCATATAATTATTGATTAAGGTTATGATAGTAAAAAAGAATCCACCTCCACGTACCCTCAAGTAAGAACCAGGGTCGATTGGAGGTATAGGTGGGTCAGGCTCCTTGGGGAACCTTCAGAGTGTAATCGGCATTTTCTAGAAGCACGGAAATATCTCTTATTGGAGTAATTACCTCTGGAGGAGTGTTACCATCTAAGAGGCAATCCTGTACTTCAAATTGGTATACCTTTTCCATCAACCCATTATCCAAATCCGGCATGTTATAAAAATTAACTATCCGGAGGAATATATTTCCTGTGAATAGAAATTTGGGTTCTTCGTAGGGTTTTAGGTAGCCTCTTTGAGGAACTGCCCAGAACATAATCTGATGCAACAGTCTCATGTGTTCTGCAGAATGAGCACACAGTCTTATGTTCATGTATTGTGATAGGGTTTCATAAGGTACTTCAGTTGCAGTGTAACCTATGCCCTCTTCTTTCTCTATTATCTGTCTCGGTAGTCCAATATCTCCAGGATAGAATCCTTCGGAATCAACCACGATACGGGGGGTTTCTTTTATACCTTTTGAGTGATTGTTACCCACTCCGAATATACTGACGTAGAAACCCTTTTCGTCAGTGATCTTTTTCAGGTCTTCTTTAAACCGTTCAGCATTTGCTGCACTGGTTGGAAGATAGTCTTCTGGATTTATAGTGTAGCCCAACTTGATAGCCATATTTAATATAGCCACGTATATGGACCTCTCTATAATTTCCTGAGAATTTACCATTTTACTTGATTGGGTCTTACACCATACTTTTGAAGTTCTTTACGTATCTCCGTTAGGATAAGTTGCTTGAGCTTATTCTTACCACCAGCGGCTTTAAGAGATGGTGCCCATACGGGCCGGGGTGGAATCCTACCATCGCTGGAACCGAATTCCAACATCATGGCTAGTTGGTTTAGTGTTAGCTTCTTCTGAGAAGAGCGTCTGGTTCCGATTGGTAATCCTATTAGAACCCTCGATTTATACCTATATAACCCAACTGACCTCGAATAGAGACCAGTCAGGTTATAAATAGGATGTTGTCCCCACCTTTCAATAGTAGCTGGAGATAGCGGTTGCCAAGTTACTCCTCCACCCATAGGTGGTATACCCAAAGTTAATGACTTCTTTACGATTGCAAGGAGGTTTCGAGAGAATATACCCACGGCTTTATCATATCCCCTTTGCATACTTGGCCCGAGATTACTGACCAAGGCTTCTACCCTTTGCCATTCACCTTCAAGTTTTACCTGAAGTACAAGGTCAGATACTTTGGGAAGTGTGATATTGACCTTCCTTGCCATTCATTAGAAATGTTTATCGTAAAAAGCTTTCAGTTCAGAGTAAGCAGTCCTTATGATGCCGTCCTTATGATAATGGAACTCACCCGTATAACCTTCTATTCCCCCGAGCTTGTTTGCCCATTTTTCAGTCCAGAAGTCGTAATAGTTATTAGCACTGTTATGGAACATACAGTGTAACCCACTACATAGACCCACTGTAGGTAAATATAATGGACCTAATATTCGGGATTGAATACAGTGGCCAAATTCATGGTCATATACAGGCTCCTTTAATCCAGAATTTTCTGAAAGAAAGATATAGTTTCCTAAGCTTACTCCACCATTCATTGTTGGAGCCACGTAGAAAGCAGTGCTTCTTTGTTTTAGGATTCTTTTCTCCCCTTTAAAAATTACCTTGTAGATAAGTCCGGCAAGGTTTTGAGGCAGTTGCCAAATATACAAAAAGATATGCACCAGAATATGCAGGAACTTACCAAACTGAGTTTTATGTTGGTGTTCTTTTAAGATACTGGACATTGCCTATTCTTTCTTATTGACCGCCTTTACTTTGAGATAGTGAGCAAAGTACCCAGCAATGAAATACACTATCGGGTAAATGATGAGCAGGAGTGCTACCAGACCGTTGTCCAGCCATCTCCAAATGCAGGAGAAAATGATTACCGATGCTATGGCTAACGCAATATAAAGCCATCCAAGTTTTGTAATGTTCATGGTTTAGAGTTTTAGTTGTATGGAGCCACGTTTATAAAGAAATGTTTTACACTTCCCACTACTTGACAGAGTATGGTATACACCTTATAACCCGAAGTGGGTGTTACATCAGCTACATTCTGATGCATGTGTATCACACTTGAACTATCTTGTTTACTAAATGTAGGAGTTATATTATATGCACATATAAGTGAAGCTGTTGGGGCTAAATCATTGAAACTGGATTCTAGTAGGGTCAATGTGGGATTCCCTGAACCAGTATACCAAAGAGATTCTTTACCTCTTAGATTCCTAGCTTGGTTTGTACCAGATGTATAATTTATCAAACTGGTTTGACCTATATATACCGCATTACCCCTGTTTACAATGTAGCCAATGATTTGGTCTTCTGTAGCTTGGTCACCTAAATTGCTAAAATTACCCTCGAATATGAAATATATCTCATGAGTTTCTATCATGAGATAGAATGCAGTAAATAAGTCATTCTGAGTATCACCGTCCCACCGTATCATACCTATTCCAGAAGAATCTCCAAAGGTTTTAATAGTATTATTACCTGTCATCCATTGTAACTTCCTTAGAGCATCTACTAGAGTATCACCGTTTTGGATATAAGGGTCTTGGACATCACCATACCTAATGATATCTGACCAACTAGATATCATTAGGTCAGAAAGACTTCCACCGCCGCTTACCTCTTCCCAACCAGAACCGGTACTTACTTTACCAGATATATACACTTTATATCCACGGAATAAGGTTTTCTTGCTTTGTACCCATAGTAAATATTCTACTCGTCCTATAGTAGGCATTAAACCCGTGGCTATGGCTATACCATAATAATTACCAGAAGTTATACCTGTATTAGATGGTCCATTTACTACAGTAGCAGCATCAGCCACAAAGAACTTTACCTTAGTATTTTGAGTACCATCAGAAAAGGGGGCTGAATCATTAAAATCAGTTATTACTAAATTATTAGGGTCAGCCTTACCTTTGAAAAGGTTGGCTATCTTCTGCAAGGTAGTTTTCTGTGTGGCTGATATCTGAATTTGTTCGGTACCAGTGGGAGTTACGTCAGTAAACTGAGAACTACCTATTTCATGAAATTCTGCCATGATATTTATATTTATTGTTTACTTTCGTCTTGTATTCTGTTGCTTATATCCAGCTTTCTGGTCGTCATACATAGATACTATGTTGGAGAATGTGGCTACAATTAAACTATCAGTCATCTGAACTACAGTGAGATAAGCCTCAGCTTGTTGGGCAGTTGTTACTCCGGTAGTTGTAGTCCTAAATACCAAAGTCTTCCTTCTCTCTACTCCAGTAAGGTTTGTGTCTGAAGTTATCAGGGATTCAGAACTTCCTTCTATTCCGGTATAATCAATATAAAAATTATCTCCGGAGCCGTCATCCCAAGGTATAGTAACTTTTGCCATACGTTAGTTATTAAATTTAGCGATATAGATGGGATATCCCACCCATCTATACCAAAATCCCTTGGTCCTATGCCTTGGGAGTAACCGTAAAGGTAGTGTTGGTGTCCACCGTAACCTGTACTGCCGAACCATCCTGAGGAACATCGACTGAAGTCGGTGCAACTTCGATGAATGGGTCACCTGCAGTCTGATGGAGAGTAGCAGTTGCTTTCTGACCACCATTAGCTGTAGCAATAATCTGTTGCGTACGAGCTTCTATGGTTTCATTAGCTGCTGCAGTCAGAATTAAGCTAAATGAGTACTTGGCTTTTGCACCTGGGTCGCCAGCGATTGCAACACCGCTTGTAGCTGAGGCCCCTTGGGCAATGAACTTGATTGCTGCAATATCGGCATCGATGATATCTCCAGCTCCTTTCGAGAAGGTAATCTTCTGAGAGTTGGACTTACCGATTAAGGAAATAATACCGCCTCCTTTATCTACTGCTGGGCTAGAGTTATCGAACTCGATGAACTCAGCTGCGGGAAGATGGTTTGCTACAAACTGTTTTTTCTCAGCAACACCAGTACCCTCTACTTCAAAGGTAGCAACCTGTGTTAAACGATTCCCTCGGTTAACTACTTCGGCTTTTACCTGAAGAGTAGTATCACCAGAACCAGATGATGGATTAACTACTATACCGTTCTGTTTTACTTCGGCCATTTTTTTTTTATTTGGGTTTAACTTTGAATGTCGTATTAGTCTTTACGGTAGTTTCATCCTCATAGTTATTCATTTCGCTTAACTCAAGGATGTACTTAGTTAACTCTACGTACCTATCGATGTTCTCCATGTAGGAGAGTATCTTTTTAGTTTCTTCTGGAGTTTCTCTCTTCAGTACTACAAAAAAGAGCAAAGCTTCATCATGTGCCTGAGCAACCTGAGTATCACCAGTTGGTGAATAGACCTTTCCATTGATTACGAACTTATCCTGTACCCAGTCAAAGTTCCAATAACCTTCTTTGGTTAGATGTCCATTCTCTTCAAGTGACCTTTTAGTTACATATAATACAATATTTATACCGTCCAGTTCACCTGAAACAGTCTCTTTTAATGAAGGCCAAGTTCTTATGAAGTTGTACTGAATCAATCCGTCCAGAAAGTACGGTTCGTAGTTATTACCAGTATCTTCACCGTAAGACAGAATCTGGTCAAATCTCTTTAACCAGATTAGAGGTTGTTTACCTGCATCCACTTCAACAAAGTCATTTACAATGGCCTTGTATCGGTCCCATACTCCTTTTGTAATCCTTTTCCTCCGTGCCATACCCTATCTCTTTACAGGGAAGCCTGGGTCTGGGCCATCTAATGGTCCTGGCCTCCGGTGGTTGACTACTTTTGGAACTACTACCTTCTTCACTGTTCGGCAAATGGGTAGATAGATGGAAAGTCTTTCAGCAAGCATACACAGATTTTGTTTAAGTATATCAATAACTCCACCTGGTTGCATTGCTTTTATGACATTTGATGAGGTTTTAGATTCAGAGTCAGTATCGTTGAAGAATTCTACCTCAGTTGGACCTGTTTGTATTCGCTTAACCTCACCTGAACCCCGGCTTGACTCTGAAGACTCGGATTCAGATGTAGAGGATGAGTTACTCTCTTTAACTGATTCTGCAGTGGCACCAACCATCAATGAAATCTGCACTACCATATAATCATAGGCTGCCAATTCCATAATTAGCTGGTTTTCTAGAGCTTCGTAATACAACTCATTATTAAATTCCTCTATAGGTACTTCATGATTTACTAGCGGCTGAATATATAGCTGCCATTTTTCAATAAACTGTTGCTTCTCTTTAAGCGTAAGTTTACCGAAGATATCCTCAGGGATATAAGTGTCTATCAGCTCGTAGATACTGCCAGGCAACTGGGTCTTTACCTCTTCACTAACCCCAATAACCTGAGTCTTGGATAATGCAACTCCTCCGACGTTGTTAGTTATGGTCATCTTGACCACGTAGTCACCAGAAGCTTCATAAAGATGGGAAGCAGTTACCACACCAACGTGTGATTCTGTCTTCCCATCACCAAATACCCATGTTACTGTAAAGTCGTGGGGTAGTTCATCAGCGAATCCCCTAAACCTTGCATTGAGTCCAACTACGGTAGATAAAAAATCTACCTCTTTCATAGTTTACTCGTCGTCTTCGTCCTTCAGCTCATCGAGGATAGCATTTACCAAGTCAAGCTTGGTGTCACCATCCTCCGGCTCAATCTCCAAAGAGATAGCTAAAGCCTTCAGTTCTTCTGTATTGAACTGTTCTTTGATTTTCTCGGGAGCTTCCTCAGCTTCCATGAGTTCATCGAACTTCTTCCGAACTGCTTCCAGATCTACTTCTTTCTTTGGAGCAGGTGAGCTTTCTTTCTGGCCTGGTGCCTTGAATTCCTCGGCCTTTGCCTCGATTAGATATCCGTTTGCCAGGGCTGCTTTGATAACTCGCAGATTAAACTGCTTGTCGGTTAATTCCACAACGTCTTTGCGGAGAACCTTAATCTTTGAGGCCTGGTCATAGAAGATACTTGCCTTAGGACTCAGTTTTACATATCGTTTACTTGCCATAGTTAAATTAGTTAAGGGGGCGGTATTAAGCCGCCCCCAGGTTTGAGTTGTTGGGTGTTACTCGATGATACCGGTCAGGTACTTGTCGACGTCCATGTAGTCGGGGAATCCGTTGGTAGCGAAATCCTTCGTCGCATCGATGAGGATAGAAGCATCCTGGTACATCTTCGAGAAGCCCGTCGTCAGCGAAGCATAGATAGCCTCGGTCTGATTCGAAACTATACGTTCCGACTCCAGCATCAGCTGTTTTGCAGTCAGCTTTATCATAGCTGCTGCCGGGTCTACTAGCATTACCTCGTCTGCCGGAGTACCGCCATGGATATAGAAGTCTGCCGAGTTGGGAACCGGAGTCTTCAGGTTCAGGCGGGCATCGGTAGTACCCGACGAACGCAGTTTGAACTCGGGGAGGTCGAGAAGGTCGAGTGCCTGCTCTTCACCGCCGATGATGGTACGGAACTGACGGCCGAGGCGTGATGCTCGAATCCATACCCGGAGAAGGTCACGATACTGTATACCCTTTGCGGTATCTCCCACACCGATGACCGGAGCCGATTCCGAGCCGTCCAACTTGTTACCCTTTACGAGGACATCCATGGCCAGAGCATCCATTGCATAACCCAGCTGAACGCCGAAGTCACGAAGGAATATTGCCATTACGTCCATCGATACGCTGAAAGAGCGCTTT